CTCGGGCAGATCGTGCACCACCGGCGCGCTGGAGGGGTCGAGCATCCCTTCAGACGAGGACATGTGAGCCAGGTATGCCTTGTGCGCAGATTCGTGGGCTGCCTCTTTACCCTCCCACACCAGCAGGTCTTTCTTGTATCTTGGCAGATCTTCTGTTTCAATCGTCTTCAGCACCGACAGCATGGGTCTGGAGCCTGGACTCTTTTTGTCTGCCGGGTCGCCTATCGTCATGAGCCACAGCACCGGCGGCACTTGAAAGCCCGGCATCAACTCGAGCCGGATGCGTGCATCGACGACACCACACACCGCCGAGAGCCCTGCGAAGAGGGGCACAAGTGGGTCGCAGCCCACAGACTCGGACATCTGCATGGCACGGGTGGCAAGCACTGAGGGCCACAGGGACAGGTCGATCTCAGGTGCTGGTGGTTTAAGCCCGGCCATCACGTCCACCGGCGGGATGGGGGCTGACTCAATCGATTTGAACAGGTCCGAGATGTCTGGCATTGCTCTGCTCCAACCGTGCTGCTTGGCCAAGTGGAACAGTGTCCCCAACTTGACAGCGTTGACTTTGTCGTTCTTAAAACTGGACCACTGCGTGACGATCTCACGTTCGCCGAGGTACTTCAGGGCAGGCTTGGACCAGTCATGCCAGATCGACAGGGCCTGGTCGACCTCGTTGGTCTGCTCACCGGCCCACTTGAGGGCCATGCCCACCTGCACCCACTCTTCCCGTGAGCAGTCGGGGTCGATGTGCTCCAGGGCTGATCGGATCTCTTCCCATGAGGCGTTGAGCGCGTCACCTGTTGAAAGGTTCCGGTCTTTTTCTTTCTCCAGAAAGCCCTGCCACAAGTCGAGCAGCATCTGAGGGATCGTGGGCAGCCGCTCCCAGTGGCCACGGCCAGCCCAGCGGTAGGGTTGGCGGGTATCAGGGTGGATCGATGGGGGCAGCACGTCCTGCACCGTGAGGCCATTGGCCGTGGCGCAGCGCAGCTCGTACACCGTAACGCCGTCGATGATGATCTTCTTGGACGGCAGCGCCAAGCCGAAGGGCATCTTGTACAGCAGCTTGCCGTGACCCTGGCGGCCAGAGTCAATGATCACCGCGTCGGGGGCGTCGTACAGAGCCTTGAGATCGATGCCTTGGGCGACCGTGATGTCCCAGTTGTCAATGTCAAAAGCCATCGTGCCGCTGTAGGCATGGGCCAGGCCGATACCGAAGCCCTGCGGCAGCTCGGTTTGCGACTTGATCGCTGACTCTTTCTTGTTCCAGCCCGGGGTGCGTGGGCCCTTGGTCCCCGAGGGGATGGGCACAAGACTCCAGCCATGCCGGATATAGGCATCGACAGATGCCGGGTGCTGTTGCACCGATGGGATTGCGCTCATATAATAACTCTCGCTGGTAATGCAGTTGCTGGCTTGTTCACTGGTTAAATCCTCTTTAAGCCCCGTCTAATCCACGGGGCTTTTTCTTGCCTGAAAAATATTTTTTCAAATATGTTGCACAGTGTATCAGAGTTGTGTAACAATGCAACCCATGCGAGGAATTATTCATGGCTACCAAACCTAAATCAAAGTATCTGAACATCCGGGTCACTCCCGCTGTTCACAAGGTGTTCCACCGAAAGGCCGAGGAGTACGGAGGCGTCTCTGAGGTCTTGCGAGAACTAGTAAGTGCGTTCATTGAAGAACGAGTCAAAGTAACCCCCAACCCTGAAAGAAAGACAATTTATCATGTCAATTGAAGCCAAAATCGAGGCGCTCACCGCCGCTATCGTCACCCTCACAGCCAAGCTGGAGTCGAGCAATGTAGCACTTGCTGCACCCGTTGCGCCAGCACCTGCCCCTGTGGTACAAGCTGCCCCGGTTACCGTCACTGTTGTGGACCCTGTACCCGCAGCACCAGCCCCAGTGGTTACCGCACCCGGCGCCGTCACACTTGCAATGCCTGCACCACCCTCATTCATCGAGGTAGTTGCACCAGCCCCAGCACCGGCCGGCGCACCGTTTACCGATGCCAAGGGACTCATGGACTACGTCCTGGCGTCCTACAAGTCCATGGGCCAGGAAAAGGGCGCCATGATCCAAGGCGTGCTGACCACCCTGGGCTACCAGAACATCAACGAGATCAAGCCTGAGCACTACTCGGCTTTGTACGCTGGTGTGGAAGCGCTGAAATGAGCACTCATGCCATGTTGTCGCCATCCAAGGCGGTGCGCTGGCTCTCCTGCCCCGGCTCGATCCGGGAGGAGGCCAAGTACCCCGAGGAGGAGAGTGGACCGGCCGCAGTAGACGGAACCCACTCGCACTACCTGCTCGAGTGCTGCATTCTGGGTGGCCTCGAGGACCCCTATGTCGCTATAGGGAAAACGCTTAGGGACCATGAAGGTGAGTTTACCGTTGACGACGTGCGCGCATCCCGTGTGCGCATGGCCATCGTCTACATCAAGCAGCGCGGCAAAGAGCTGGGTGATGACTGCGAAGTGATCCCCGAGTCGCGCGTGGACCCTGAGCACTTCTTGGGCCGTAACGACATGAGCGGCACGGCCGACGTGCAGCTTCACGCCCTGACAGCCCGGGTGCTGGAGGTGATTGACTACAAGGACGGCATGAACTATGTCGCCGTGGAGAACAACCCCCAGCTCGAGATGTATGGTCTGGGCGCCCTGGCTGCGTTCAAGCTGCCGGTCAACGGGGCATACCCGTTTGACACGGTGCGCTTGACCGTGATCCAGCCTAAGCTGGCTTTGAAGGGCATGAAGCCGATCAACTCGGTGGAGATGTCTGTCAAGGACCTGTTGGCCAAGATCCCCAAGTACGTGCTGGGCGCCGCTGCTACCGACATGCCCGATGCTGCGCTTGTGCCTGGTGAAGACCAGTGCAAGTACTGCCGCGCCAAGGGTAGCTGCACTGCGCTGGCCGGCAACGTCATGAACGCCATGGAGCTGTTTTCGCCGGTCGAGGTGCTGGACATCGCGCAGCAGGCTGCCGACAAGGACCCGGCCAAGATGGACGAGCGTCAGATCTGCCAGATCATGGAGGCTGCACCCCTGATGCGCCAGCTCCTTGAGGCCGTTGAGAAGGAAGCCATGAAGCGATTCAAGGCCGGCATCTCGATCCCAGGCTTGAAGCTGGTCCATGGTCGCGGTAGCCGCAACTGGTCCATGAGTGATGACGACATCGCCGAGAAGCTCATGAAGATGGGGATGCCCAAGGCCGAGGTTTACGAGGTCAAGCTGATCAGTCCTGCCAAGGCTGAGAAGGTTGTCTGGCGCACCAAGCGCAACGGTGTTGAGACCAACAAACAACTCTCGGAGCGTCAGATCAAAACGATGAACACCGAGTACATCACGAGGGTAGCAGGCAAGCTCACCGTCGTGCCCGAGTCAGATGAGCGCCCTGCGGTCATCATGAACGCTGCACCATTGTTTGGTGCGGTTGAAGAAGTCCCGGCTCTGCCGGATTGGTTAAAGTAAATTGGAGTTATCAAATGTCAGAAATTATCTTGTTATCGGATGTGCGCTTGTCTTTCCCTCACATCGCTGAGCCACAAAAGAACGTCAATGAGAAGACGGGCGAGACCCGTATCAGCTACAACTGCGAGTTCATCATGCCCAAAGACCACCCAGGTTTTGCGGCATTCATGAAGCGTTACGGCGACTTGGCTTTGCAAAAGTGGGCCGAGCACGCCACGACTGTGATGACCATGATCTCGAAGGATCGCAAGACCCGCTGCTTCGGCGAAGGCGACGAGAAGGTCAACAAAAAGACTTTCAAGCCCTACGACGGCTATGCAGGCAATGTGTTCATCACTGCCGGCCGTGACCAGCCTCCTCAGATCATTGAGGCCAACGGCCAGCCGATCGATCCGAGCAACACCATGGCTTACCAGATGCTGACTCGCAAGATGTACGGCGGCTGTCGCGTCAACGCTGCGATCAAGCCCTGGGTGCAGGCGAACTCCTACGGTAACGGCATCCGCTGTGACCTGGTGGCTCTCCAGTTCCTGCGGGACGACACTGCCTTCGGTGAAGGCGCCGCTGATGCGTCGAGCATGTTTGGCTCTGTAGGCGCTGCGCCAGCAGCAATGCCGGGCCTGCCATCGTTCTTGGGTCAGTAAACGAATCGGGGGCTGTTAAGCCAGCATTCGAGGACGTCAACGCGGGAAGTTTTCTGGCTTTCTATCTCGCCAAGTTGAAGACCAAATCGAGGCCCCCACCTAACGAGTAACAGTAATGAGTAATGACTATGTATACGACATCGAGACTTATCCCAACGTGTTCACGCTGGCGGTGGAACACGCAATCGCACCTTTGCATTGGCTGTTCGAGATCAGCGACCTACGCAATGACAGTCGTGAGATCGTTGCGTTCCTCCAGTACCTTAAGGAAACCAACGCACGCATGGTCGGCTTTAACAACCTGGGGTTCGATTATCCGGTGATTCACACCCTCATGCGCATGGGCAAGAGCGATGCGCGCACCCTGTACGACAAAGCGCAGGCTATCTTTAACTCGCAGGATGAAGACGGCAGCAAGTGGGCTCATCTGGTGAGCCCCAGTGATCGCTACGTCGCCCAGATCGACCTGTTCAAGATCCATCACTTTGACAACAAGGCCCGGGCCACCAGCCTCAAGGCGCTCGAGTTCAACATGCGATCGGACAGCATCGAGGATCTGCCCTACAAGCCTGGCACGGTCCTGACACCCGAGCAGATCGAGGTGCTCAAGAAGTACAACCACCACGATGTTGCGCAGACGAAGAAATTTATGCACGTCACGTCGGACATGATCAATTTTCGCGAAAAACTATGCACGTTGTACCCCGGGCGCGACTGGATCAACTACAACGACACCAAGATCGGCAAAGAGTTTTTCACCATGAAGCTCGAGGAGGCTGGTGTCTCTTGCTACGACTTCGGTCCCAGTGGCCGCACACCTCGGCAGACCAAGCGCCCCACCATCGCGCTCAAAGACGCCATCCTGCCATGGATCGCGTTTCAGTCACCCGAGTTCACCAGGGTGCTCAACTGGCTCAAGGATCAAGTCATCACGGAGACCAAGGGCGTCTTCACTGATTTGACTGCGAGAATCGACGGTTTTGAATTTGTATTTGGATTAGGCGGTATTCATGGGTCAGTTGAGAGTGAAGTCATTGAGTCGGACGATGTGTCCGTTATCGTGGACCTTGATGTCAGTTCATATTATCCAAACCTGGCAATTGCGAATGGGTTCTACCCTGCCCACCTTGGCCAGACCTTTGTCACCATCTACAAGAGCCTGTACGAGCAGCGCAAGTCATATCCCAAGAACAGCGCAGAAAACGCCATGCTGAAGCTGGCGCTCAACGGCGTCTACGGCGACTCGAACAACCAGTTCTCTGTCTTCTACGACCCGTTGTTCACCATGAGCATCACGCTCAACGGCCAGTTGTTGCTGTGTGTGCTGGCCGAGGGGCTCATGCACATCGAGGGTCTGCGCATCATCCAGGTCAACACCGACGGCATGACCGTGCGTGTGCCGCGCGACAAGAAGGCGCTGGTCGATCTGGCCAGGCACGCATGGGAGGATCGCACCGGCCTGCAACTGGAAGAGGCGATCTACAAGTCGATGATGATCCGCGACGTGAACAACTACATCGCGGTCAAGGAGGACGGCTCCGTTAAGCGCAAGGGCGCCTACGAGTACAAGATGGGCTGGCATCAAAACGCCGGTGCACTGGTGGTCGCCAAGGTGACTGAGAAGGTGCTGGTTGAGGATGCCCCGATCCGCGAGACCGTGGAGCAGTGGCCTGACATCATGGACTTCATGCTGCGCACCAAGGTCCCGCGCTCAAGCTACCTCCAGTGGGGCGACAAGCAGGCCCAGAACATCTCGCGCTACTACATCGCCAAGGATGGCAAGCCCTTGCACAAGTGGATGCCGCCGCTGGCCAAGAAGCCCGGCGAGTGGCGCTGCATCGGCGTCGAGAGCGGCTGGAAGGTGCAGGTCTGCAACGACGTCAAGGACGCCACGCTGCCTGTGGACTACGACTACTACGTGAGGGAGGTGGAGAAACTCTGCCTCGGACTAGCATGACAGACAAACCCTACTTTGAGACATGGAGCCACGAAAACCTGGCCAGATTTGCCAAAGAGCAGTACGAGCAAAACATCGCACTGAACGAGGCACTTGAGCAACTGCGTCTTGACCTGAAGGACGCCATCCAACTACTGAGAGAAGCAAATGCTGGAAAAACAAATTGAACACACTGTGTGCGAATACGCACGCTCCCGTGACGTCCTGGCCTACAAGTTCACGTCACCCAATCGCATGGCCGTGCCGGACCGCCTGTTCATCCTACCCTCGGGCAAGATGTTCTTCTGCGAGTTCAAGCGCACCGGCGCCAAGCCGACCGAGTCACAGGAGCGCGAGCACCTGAGACTGCGCCAGCACAAGGTGGATGTGTTTGTGGTTGACAACGTCGAAGCCGGCAAGATGATGATCAATCTGATGCTCGACATGATGAACATGGCATCATGCTGACACCTAACTTACTCCACGACTACCAGAAGAAAGCGGTCAATTTCCAGTGCTCTCAGCCCAACACAATGCTGTGGTTGGACATGGGCCTGGGCAAGACCGTCATCACGCTGACCACCATCGCCCACCTCGTCAAGACTCAGTTCTTGAAGGGCGTCCTGATCGTCGCCCCGATCCGGGTCATCCGACTGGTCTGGCGCCAGGAGGCTGCCAAGTGGGAACACACCAAGCACCTCCAGTTCAGCATGGTCATGGGGACCAAGGACCAGCGCACTCGTGCCCTCTTGCGCCCCGCTGACATCTACATGACGAACTACGAGAACCTGCGCTGGATGTCCGAGACGCTGCACACCTACTTCGTCAGCAAGGGCAAAGATCTGCCCTTCACCGGCATCGTGTGGGACGAGATCAGCAAGATGAAGAACAGCGCCACCGACCGCGTCAAGGCCACCAAGAAGATCTTGGACAAGTTTGTTTGGACCACGGGGCTCACTGGCACACCGGCGTCCAACGGCTACAAGGACCTGCACGGCCAGTTTCTGGTGGTGGACAGGGGTCAGCGTCTGGGCACATCGAAGACAGCCTTCCGCACCCGGTTTTATCGCAAGGTGGGCCCGTACAAAGAGGTGGCGTATGAGGACACCGAGACAACGATCAAGGGTCTGATCGGTGACATCACGCTGGAGATGAGCGCGGCCGACTACAACCCGCTGCCCGATCTGATCGTGAACAATATCGAGATCGAGATGCCCGAGAACCTGCGCGCCAAGTACGACAAGATGGAAAAGGAATTCTTCCTGCGCATGGACAGCGGCACAGAGATCGAAATGTTCAACCAGGCGTCCCTCACCAACAAGTGCCTTCAGTTCAGCAACGGCGCCATGTACCCGGTGGCCGGGATGCCACTGTGGGAAGCGATTCATGACTTAAAGCTCGAGGCGCTGGAGGACATCATCGATGAGGCCAACGGCTCACCTGTGCTGTGCTCCTATGCCTACCGCTCGGACGCTGAGCGCATCATGACCAAGTTCAAGTCGATCCGCCCGATCAACCTGACCGAGTGCAAGAGCGAGAAGGATCTGGTCAACGCCATGGCCCGGTGGAAGAGTGGCGACTGCCGCCTGATGATCGGCCACCCTGCATCCATGGGCCATGGGATCGACGGCTTGCAGGACGCTGGCCACATCCTGGTGTGGTTCGGCCTCAATTGGAGCCTTGACCTGTATGAGCAGTTCAATGCCCGTGTCCGGCGTCAAGGCCAAGGGGCACCCGTTATGTGCCACCGCATCCTGATGCGGGACACTCTGGATCAAGCGCAGGCACTGGCGCTTGACGACAAAGCTCAGACCCAGCAGGGTTTGCGCAATGCCATCAAACAGTACCGTCAGTCAAAAGGAGTTTGAAATGTTTTTTCAGTCAATCAATTATTTGAGGTCGTTCTTTGCCCCACCCAGCGCCGAGATGCTTGCGCTGCGTGAACTCGAGGAGGCCAAGCGCCGCCTGCTTGAAGCGTACTCATACCGTGAGGAGGCCGAGTGCAGGGTGCGCTGCTACAACGAGCGCATCGCTCGCTTGACCGACTATTTGCACACATCAACGGAGACATTTTAATGAAGTGCCCTGTCTGCGGAACCTGGACGATCGTCAAAGAGACTCGCACCAGCACCGGTAACACCCGCCGTCGGCGTCTTGAGTGCGCCAACGCACACAGGTTCACCACAATCGAAACCGTAGTCATACCCAAGGAGAAGAAAGATGGGAAGGATCGGACGTAAGGATTACGACAAGGAGCCGCTGCCACCATCAGTGTGGCGTGAGTATTTGAAACCCGTGGCCTACTGGCTGCTGATGAGCGTGGCCGGTTTGATCTGGCTGGCGTTAATCGCGTTTTCACTCAAGGAGTACACATGAAAAAGATCACCCGCATCGCTGTCAAAACCAAAGACAAGATCTACTCGGAGCCTGTGCCATCGAGTCACGCCAAAGTGCGCGAGAAACACGGACTCAAGGGCACACCGCGCGCTGAGCGTGGGTTCATTGACGAGAAGGGTAACTTTTTGTCGCGTGAGCAGGCGGCTGACGTGGCGCTCAAGGCCAAGCAAGTCGAGGGTGTTGCCGAGGTCAAGAAGACCGGCAAACTGCATTCACACAACGTCAAGAGGAAATAATGGCCAGACCCAAAGGTGAAGAAAAAGTCCTGCTGCACGTCTCACTGCCCGTGGACGTCAAGCAAAAGCTGGACAACATCCTGTTCAGCCCCATCGAGGGGCGCGTGCCTGTTGGCGCGTATGCCAAGTTCATCGGAGAGCGAGTCGCTGAGTACACGACCTGGGACTCAATGCCGCTTGAGCAGTATGGATTTGAGAAGACCGATTACGTTTCAGGACCAGAGAACACGATCTTGAAACTCGCACACATGTTTAACAAAGCCCTGGAGAAAAACCCATGAACTTCGCATCTTGCCACCATTGTCGCTACCGCCACGAGGATGAGTGCCGACGCTACCCGCCCCATGTGAGCGTTGTCATGATTCCCACGAAGACTGCGCTGTCAGGGATGCAACTTGAGCCTTCGCCGGTTGCTGCGTTCCCCAACATTGCAGACGATACATTCTGCGGTGAGTTTGCTGTCAAGCTGTCCCTCGGGACGACTTAAGAGAACAGCCGAGTGCCGGCCTTGTCGATGATCAGGGCTTGGCGCCGGGGTTTGCCGTTTGGATCATTGGGCACGCTGATGTGGGTCCACGAGTTGAACTCACGAATGATCTGGTCAAACTGAAGGCTCGAGGCAATGATCGTGCGCACCACCTCGTCAGGGGTCATCCCTGGAATACGCAGGTCTGCTGCGCAGCCAACACGGTGCTGAGAGGTGTCTTTGGAACCAACCGCATCGTTGACCGCTTTAGATCGGAATGCGGAGTTGACCATGACGGGTTTTCCTCCAAGTACAGCCTTGACTTCTTCAAGAAAGTTGGCCAGGCGCTGAAGGTTTGCAGTTTCGGATTCATTGGGCGTGTTGTCGAACTCACGGTGGTCTGTGTGCGTGAGCTCCTCGAGGGAGAAGTGTTCAGAGAGCTGTGTCATTTTGTGGGCGTCGATTGGTGGAGGAGCTGGTCTTTGTTCTGGCTGCTGGCGCTGGAGCCAAAGTAGAAGGCAATGATGCCCGTCCAAGCTGTGCCAAGTGAGCCAAGCATGATGTCAATCTGAGGGGCGTGTTGAATCTGACCGTACATCAGGCCAAACAAAATGCCGAAAAATCCAACCGTGACGCTGATGGCCAAAATGGCAGGCAAATAGCTTTTAGTTGCAACTTGCATATCCCGCGCAGACTTACGATCTTCTGTGGAAATTTTTGCAAAGTCCAAACCCATCTCTTGCGCCCGAGCCGCCATAGCAACTTCGGCTTGCTTGAGAGACATGATTTGTTCAGCAGATAACTTTCCGCTGTCGATTGTGGCTTGAACGTCTTTGGGGTCAATGCCGATAGCTTTAGACACAGCGTCCACAGCAAGGCCAGCCAAAGGGCCGCCAAGGGCTGTAGCGATAGTAGGTGCAACTTGTTCAAGCCAATTCATATCACAACCTCATTTTGTAAACGATAAATTCAAACGTGCCCCAACAGATCAGGCCACTAACGATACAACCGGCCAAGCCGTAAAACAAAATCTCGACACTCTCAGCCAGCTTTTCGCGCCGGTGCTTGGCTGCTTCTTCAGCTTCACGTTCTTCCCTTTTGCGGGTAGCCACGATCAAATTGTATTCGGCTTGTATGGATTCCCAGACATCGCCTTGGCCCGAGTAAATCAGTTGCTCCTTGAGCTTTTTGCGTGCATCTCTCAGTTGCTTGGCGTTCATCACAGACTCAAGAGCTTGAGCCATCTCTGAATTGTTCGCCTTGGCTTTGTCTTGATTTGCACCACGCTCGACTCTGTCGTGCATCTCAAAGAACTTGATGAGGTCGCCACTGCACTCGTGCAGGTCTTTCCCCATCTGGATTGCTTCTTGGATCCCTGCAATCGTGCTCTTGGCGATGGCAAACGCGGCACTGATGCTGATGGGGTCCAGCATTACATCACTGTCACTTTAGCATTTACAGGAACAGCCTCACTGAATGTGATCTGGGTGTCGTTGGTGCGCACGTAGCTGCTGTTCGGAATCTGGAACACGCCGTTGATGTACACCGAGCCAACAGCGGTTGAAGGGACATTGAACACCGTCTGGCCAGCAGTGGCCGTGATAGTCGTGGGTGTCGATACGCCGTTGACCGCTTGTGTCACTGCGTTCAGCCACGCAGCGGACACCGGGGGTCCGACGAGGTCGACATAGGTGACTGCGAGTGGGTTGCTCATGGTGTGGTTCCTTGTGCCCAAGGCAAAGCAGGTTCAATTTGTTTTTGAGCCAGTTGACGTGCGATTTGTGCAGTAAGCTGTGCTTCAACTTCGTCTTTTAAATTTTTGGTGATTGTGGTCACGGTGTCATCAAGTTCTTTGACATCGATGACTTCAGGTTCAAAACACCAGTCAAGTACTTGCTGCTCAGTTAATTGTTCATAGGGAACAAACGAATCGCTAATTTTTAACTGACGAATGCCAGCCGCAGAAGCAACCAAATTGCTCACATCAGCAGTAGCCAGAGCCATCCATTCAACCGTGGTGACAGCGTTAGGCTTGTCATTTTGTTGAACAACGCGCAGTTTAGTAACTGACCATTTAATTGTTATCGCCATGATAGTTCCTTATTTAATACGGATGATGTTGTACCGCATGGTTTCGGTGACACCCGTGTTGTTGACCAACTGGATATTGCTACCGCTTACCTGCAAGTAAAACTGGGCACTGGATGATGCAATATTAGTCACAACAGCCGAACCACCGTAGTCGTTCAATTGAACCACGGAAACAAGGTTGAAATGACTTGTGTTCGACATGGATGCGCTGATCAGGTACGCTTCTCCAGCCGCAATTGTTTGAATTGACAAAGCGCCAAGCCAACTGTCAGCCGCGCCCCCTGCAATCAGGCTGCTAAAAAGTGTTCCGTAATCGACCCCGCTTTGCCATCCAGCAGTTAAAGTGCCGGAAAATTTTGGGCCTGGGCTAAAAGACGCATCGGTAATCTGTTCCCCCGCCAAACAAATGTTGGTTGCACCAGCCGCAACCTTAATCAAAGAAGTTGGATAGCCACCACTTTGAGCATGGCGGTTGGGGCCAAAAGTAACGCCGTTGCAAGTTGCATCAAGCGTGTAAATGTCCACACCTCGATAACCGCCCACGTTGTTGTTGGCAACAAAACCTGAAATACAGTTGGTCAACTTTAAAAAGTTTGTTCCTGTGGCATCTAAACCGCATTCGCTGTAATTGTTCAGCACAGTAAAATCATTGGCATTTTCAAGCCAGATTGCGCCAGCATTGTCCGATTGAAGGACGTTGCCCATCACAATGGTGTTGCCTTTGTTTGAATAAACCGACCAAGTTCCAGTAGCACCGTTTTGGCAATGATTATTTTCAATGCGGCAAGCCGTTGAACCACTGTTTTGAATACCTGTTGCGGTGTACGCAGAAATATGGTTGTCGTGGATAGACACTTGGTCAGATTCGTAGTAAATCTGAATGCCTGTCCAGCACGAGTCAATGCGGTTATTGCGAACAGTAAAATTACATGCGCCGCCAGTGCCGATATGACTAATGTCACCAATACGGATACCAGTCAGATTTGTTGCGCTGTTGCCATTGGTGATGTAAATTTTTTCAACGACAGACATCACTGCGTTTTGATCGACACCTGACACAAGATAGTTAATGACTGGCACACTGTTGCCACCCATCCACTTAAGTTGAGTTCCTAAGCCTTCACCAATAATGTTGGTAGATCGATTGGTTGAACCAGTGTAAGTGATAAGAATCGTTGCAGAAATCGAATAAATGCCTGCGGGGATGTACAGCGTTTTATTTTGCGCTGCTGTCACAGCTAACGCAAATGCGGCATCGTTTTGAGCCGCAGTGTTTGAAGCAGACACACCATAGTCCAACGCATTCACGGATGCGCCAGAAATCATGGAATAGGTTACTTTGGTCAAAGACATGATTATTCCTGTTATGAAACTGTTACTGTTCCGTTAGATGCGGAAAAGAAATAATATTGGATTGTGCCGCCAAAACTAGCGTTAGCGTTGGTAACGGTAAATGTAAAGTTGTTTGAATTTTTAGTGACTGCGGAAATAACAAACGTAACGCTGCTGGTGTACGAGTTTGTCGTTAAAACACTATAAGTAGAACCAACAACCATAGAACCGTTTACATCATAGTTAACGCCCCAAAACGCGCCGTTGTTGTCCAAATCGCCGCCAAATCCAATTCGCAATGCGTTTGGGGTTCCAGAGACAGCAACCGTGATTGTTTTGGTTTGTAAAGCGTTAATTCGCAAAGTCCCACCGCCGACATATGCGCCGTTAACGGATAGCCCTGTAATCGCGCCAGTAGCTTTTATGCCGCCCGAACCGCTAGGTGAACTTGTAGTGCCAACCAACAAATTTCCGCTGGTGTCAATGTTGGCCTGCGTAGTGCTACCGTTTGTGCCCAAACCGAGGTTAATTGCGCTGCCGGTGGTAATGCCTTGACCAGCAGTGCCTTGGACTAAATTGGAATGCGAAAAAGTGATGTTTGAATAAGTAACATTGAGGGTTAAATATCCACCATTCAATATTTGAAACGGAAGCCCAATGTCTTGCGTATCAAACTGAACTCCGCCGCCGTTGTTGTATATGTAGCCTCTTGCAGTTGTTCCAGCGGCATCAAAAAACTTCAGCATATATCCTGAAGAATTGATTGTCCCCAAAGTAAAAACGCCTGTGCTTGGGGTTGTGGAGCCTATCGCGCCAGGCGATGCAAAAGTAGCACCATTCAAACTGCTGGCGTTTAGGTTAGCTACGTTGGTTGTTGATGCAACAGTAAACGGCGCTGTGCCTGTGGCTTGTGTTGACTGAAACGTCAGACCACTAACAGCACGGCCTGCGGTCAAGTTAGCCACCGACACTTGTTTAGTCGTGCTGCTTTGAACAACAGGCAATGTTTCCGTACCCGCCAGCGGCGTGGTAGCGGAAGTTAGTGCTGATATTTTGCTGTTAGCCATTAATTAACACTACGGGCTTTTTCAAACCAATAAGCGCCTTTTTTAATTAATGTTAGCGTGTCATATTGAGTGCCTACAAAAGAAACACCGCCAGATAAAAACGCATTGGCGTTAGTAATAGTAGTATTTCCATTGTCAAAATACAATGTAATTTCTTGACCGTCTACACCACCTAAAAAATTTGTAACATTTGTTGCGGAAGAATTTGACAATATAATGTTTTTAGCATTTGAAACATTTGGCGTGGCGCTATTATTTGTTGCAGTTACCCAAAAACCTTGTTGTTGACTAACGACAACGCCATAGTAAATACCAGCGTTACTACCAATCGAAGGGCCATTTAAACCAGAACTATAAAAATTATTACCGACAATATTTCCTGTTGGGTATGTTGTTGGTGATCCTGTTGAAGTAATAGTTATGCCAGAAGTATCCGATGGTGTAATTGTATTAATAATACAACTGTTGCCAATAAAAATATTGTTGCTACTATTAACACAATAAATATGTGTTGAACTAGCATCAACAATCATGTTGTTGCTAATTACGTTTTGATTTGGGTAAGAATTGATAGGCAATCCACCATTTAAATTTATGCCATATGTTCCAGCATAAAAAATAGAATTGTTCGATACAATGTTTCCAACAGTGTTTACATCTAATCCAATTCCTGTCCCTGCACAACTTCTAATAACGTTTCCATCAATTACACAACCAGTCACAGGTTGGTAAGCTGCTGTGTTATACAAAGCAATTGCTTCAAGTCCGTTGCTTAAAGAATTGTTGTTGGTAACTGTGCAGTATTGAGAACCTTGAGGAGAACTGCCAGACAAATAAATATCATGTCTACCAACAGATATAAAAGAATTGCCTGAAATTAATGTACGAGAGCCAATGTTGTAAACGCCATATCCATTTCCGCTTGTTGAGCCTTTAATGTTTAAAAAAAGATTGTCTATAATTTTGCAATCAACGGCGTTTTCATAGTTAATTTTTACTCCTTGATTAAAATCATGGAAATAACAATTTTGAACTAATGATTTTGTAGCTTGAATGTTAAGAGCAAATTTACCTTCAGTACCTATTGATTGACCTGCAAAACTAAGTCCGTCAAAAGTTAAATCAGTACATGTAGTATCAAAACTCCATGCGTCTATTACGGAAGCAACTGCAATTACAGACGCAAATCTATCTCCAATAAAAGAAGAATTATTTATGTTGCTAAAAGTTTGACTTGATGTAATTTTGTATGTCCCAGATGGAAAATACAAACTTTTTCCACTGGAAGCTAAAATAGCGGCTCTAACTGCCGCTGTGTCATCTGTCGTTCCATCGCCCGTAGCGCCAAAATCCATCACACTAACAGTCTGACGCAACTTAGCTTGCACCGTGGTTGCCACAGCGCCAGTGCCAGCGGGTTGGTAAGTGACGTTTGCAGCACTTGTGCCGTTGTACACAGCGTTATTCACATCATTCAGCCACGATGCTGGAATGATTGTGCCGCTTTGGAAATTGATTGAACTCATGGGTAGTATCCTACTGTTGCGCAGTCCGCAGAACCGAAGTCTGCCGTAGACCAAGCGCCTTGTAAAGAGCAGAACGATGGGTAAGTACCCTGCGCTCCAGGAACATAGTAAAACGGCTTGTTGGGGATCATACAGCCTGGTATCGCAAGGCCGGGCATGGCCGAAACACCCTGCATCGTGCACACCAGCACGAACGCATCGCTGTCAGGCTGAGTCCAGGATGGCGTTTGAACGTCTTGCACACCTCGAACAAAATCTTGAGGCTGTCGCTCTTCCCAGTGCTCTGGGCAGACATAGTAGCCTTCCCAGTGGCGCATGAGCATACCGGCTTTGCGCTTGCGGCCACACTCGTAACAGACAGCGTTGTAACCACCTGATTCGTAGTAGTCGGCGCGGCCGCGTCCTGGGTTTGCCATCTCAGTACTTCCAGTCCGTCATGAGCCCAAACTCCTTGAGCATGGGGATCTGCTTCTTGCAGCGCTCACCCACGTCATCACGCACGTTGATGCTCTCAGGGATGTCGATGCACTTGACCAGGTCATAAGCCTCCTCGCAGGCTTCGCTGACCGTCTCGCCCAGGCCACAGGCCACGGCGACATAGTCACCGGCTGTCACGAGGCATTCGATCTCTTTGACCTCGCCGTCCATCATGTGCGGGGCCTTGCCCACCATGACTTCGCACAGGTGCAGGTGCTCGTTGCCGTTCATGCCGTAGATCGGGTAGCCGCTATGATCTTTGCCGGTGGTCTTGGACTTGGGATAGTCGCCGATCGGGATCACGATGCCTGTGCACACGTCGTTGGAGACTTTGAGGGTGTCCTTGCCCTCGAGCAAGTCGCACATCCACTGCACCGGTGAGCCTTGGTGCAGCGACATCTGGATATTGAACAGAGGCCAGCCTGGCCGGGTGGTCCACTCAAGTGGCCGGGGCTGCCCGTCTTCATCGATGATGAAGGCCAGGTCCACATAGCCAGTGTGGCCGATGTAGGCCAGGTAGTCCTCGAACTTGGACAGCGTGTCTTTGAACAGCTTGGACTTTTTGACGTACTTGAGCACAGTGCCCTGCTCACCGGTGTTGCAGCCGTAGTTGCTGCTCATGAGCTTCTTGTGCTCCCAGTTCTCGCAAATGTGCTGAGAGAAACCGTTGGGTCCCATCCAGCCGCCCACAGCGACCTCGATGCCGGGCACAAACTCTTGCAGGATGAAGTCGAGCTTGTTTTTGCCCTTGGCTTTCCAACGCTCCAGCATGAACACCATGTCGGCCGCAGAAGACGCGACGTAGGACAGCGCTTTGTCCGCGTCGCCGCTGGGCTTGGACACGTACCGCTTGGGGTTGGCCTTGACGAAGTCTATGGCTTCGTTGTAGGTGTGAAACTCTCTGGACGGCATCACGTTGAGCCCGGCGCGCTTCATCACGTCCATGCCGTAGTCGCGGTCCAGCTCGAGTTTGGCGCCCAGCATGTTCGTGCCGAAGATCGGATACCCGTCTTCGTTGTACTTCTCAAGCTCGCGCATCTCGTAGGCGTTGTCCGAGAGCACGGTGATGTCGGCCCACTTCATGTGTGGCTGCCAGAAGTTTACGCGCTCGATCAGGCCACGGGCGATCTTGGAGGGTTCGCCGTTGTGCTTGCGAATCCACTGCTTGACCTCGTGACCCTCCAAGAGGCAGCGCAGGCCGAAGTCAACCAGGGCGCCAGCGGGATCGATAAGTAAGATTTTCATTCTGATACCGCCATACCGCCCAGAGCCCCTGCCACACGGCCAGAGATCAGGACGCCCAGTTGATTGATCTGTTTTCTCGTCGGTGTCTTGCCCATCAGTTGCACAGCCTTTGCGACGTCTGCATCCAGCTTGGCGATTTGACTGGCATCCATGAGTTTGCCGTACTCGAGCATTGGCTTGAGTTTATCCCAGTTGTTGCCCAGATTGGCAGGGGATGATCGCGACATGTACTGACGGATTGCGTCTGGCATGGCCTGGCGACCTGCGTCGTCCATGAGCGCGCCGATGGTCTGGATATTCTTCTTGCTGCCCGATGACAGCACCTTCTCCAGGGTCTCACCCTCGAACTTGCCAGCGTTGATCACAGTGGAGATGCGCTTCTCGTAGGCTGATGCCTGAGAGCGCACATTCTCGAGTGCCTTGGTCTTGGCCTCACCAATTGCTACATCCCGTGCGCGCAGCTTCTCGGGGGTCAGCTTAGCTTCGCCAGTTGCAACACCTTTGGCCGCGCCCTCGGCCTTGGCCGTAAAGTCTTTGAGGTTCGTGAGGAACTCTTGGCCGTGGGTCTCGATACCCGCTGCCTTCATCCACTCTTTGTTCTTGGGGTTGCTCAGCCACTGCTCCACCTTGGCAGGATTACCGCCGAGGTTGTACAGCTCGTTGTTCACGTGCTGTTTGGCCAAGCGCTGCACAGTGGCCATATCGCCACCAAGCGCGTTTTTCAAATCTTCCACGGACTGCGTGGACTTGAATAGGGTTTTCCCTACCCCTTGTGGGTCGGTGGTCAGCTTGCCGCGAATCTTGTTGCTGGTGTCGGTGATGCTGGAAATTTGGCTTTCGACAAACGACTCCAACTTCTTTGACCCTTCACGATACGATTGCTTGGCTGCGCTGCCAGCAGGCGCCCAGTTGTATAGACCCTCGGTGATCATCTGTTTCATGTCCAACGCCAACTGTTTGCCGATGGCGTCATACCCCTCAGCAGGACGACCTTTGGCAGCTTCGCCTAGTTTGCGCACGACGTTGTCGATACCCTTAATGTCCAGCGGCTGCTTGATGATTTGGGTCTCGGGGTATGGTTCAGTGACTTGGACCTTACGGACGCCTTGCAGATCATCAAGGACAGCACGGACAGCCTTCTCTTCGTCAGCGGTTAGCGCGCGCACACCTTTGCCCATTTCCTCGGTGGGAGTAAGCAGCCCTTCGAGCTTGCCTATGGTTGATTTGCCCTGCTCAGACAACTGCCATGGGCGGCCAGCAGCCTGCTCAGAGCGAGCAAAGTCAATGTAGTCTTTGAACAAGGTTTCGTATTCAGTGGACCGTTCGGTCTTCAGTGCGTCAAGGCGCTGATTCAGGATAGTCTGAGCCTCGCCACCCAACTCGCTTGGGCTGACAGGTGTCAGATTCGACACCTCGGCAGCAGCCTGGTTGGTGGCCTGCTGCTCCGCAGCCTTGGCCTTGGAGAGTTCACCGCGCATCGCGGCAACACGGGCGCGCTGTTGCTCCAGGCCAGCTTGGTACTTGGCCTCAATGGCAGCCTTCTGAGCCTCGGCTTCAGTGCGTGCACCGGCTACCGCAGTACCGGCGCCACGTTTGGCAGCTTCACCAACAACAGTTTCTGCTGCACGGCCTTGAGGTGTGCCGGCCAGAATAGCTTGACGTGCTGCGTCTGTCAGTGACTCAGTCGGCTTGGCCGACAGGGCTTGCAGACCTGCGCGAATTCTGTACGGCAGCGCACTGAACAGTGCAGCGCCCACTCGTTCAGTTGCAGGGGTCACAGCCCTGGAGATGTTTTGAGTGACCGCTTGACCGCCGGGCATAGGCGCCATGCCGGCCAGCATCTGAGTGCCTGGGCCAAACCCGATGTCCTTGGCCGCCTGGCTTGCCAGACCACCGAAGAAACCCAACGGTATAGCAGCAGCACCGCCGGCGACAGCGCCAGGCACACCGCCACCAAACATAGCGCCCAGACCAGCACCAACTGGAGCGGCCATCGCCGCGCTCTCTGTACCCGCTGCCAAGTAAGCAGGGACACCGGAGAACTCAGCAGGACGAGTCCGTCCGAACTGTTGCTCGAGCTCTTGCTGCTTGGCCACATCTGCCGCACCTCGTGGACGAATGCCACGAGGAGGCACAAATGCAGCTTTGGTCAAGTCTTGAGGAGGGGCAGCGGGGGCAGCGGGGGCAGCCTTTTGCGATGCCATCCATTCTTCGGGCGACATGCCGGCAGCGGCCGCGTCTTTATTTTGCGATGCCAACCATTCTTCAGGACTCATTATTTGACCCCCATTGCAGCTTTATAGGAGTTCCATTGTGCGTCTGTCATACCGGCAGGACGAGTGTAGCTTTTGCCACCTACATCTACGCTCTCAGCAGCGCCACTCTTTTCCTGCATGTACTCTTTGATTGACTTGCCCTTGTTTTTCGCGGCAACGATGTCTTCAGGCTCAAACGGAATGGACTTGTCGAGCTTCTCGAACACGTCGCGAATAAGCTCTTTTTGCTCATCTGGGATGGCAGGGTTGGCCATGACCACGTCGGTACGTTCACGAGCTTGGGCTTTAAGGTCGGCCAGCGTGAGCAGCTTGGTCGAGATGCTGTCGCTAGGCAGCCATCGCAGTTTGTCCTGGTAGGCGTTGATCTGAGTCTGGCCGGGCTTGTAGCCACCCGACTCAATAATCGCCAGTGCTTGGCCGACGTTGGACGCCGCGATGCCATACTGACGTTCTGCGTCGGCGGTTAGCTTGCCTGCGATGGTGTTGAGAGGGGCATCGAAGAAACCGGTGCTGGCTTTTTTGGAACCAAAAATACCACCGGAGACCGTGATTGGCATCGATGCAATGATGTTCATTGAGCGACCTAGTTCTTTGGTTGCGCCAATAATCTGCTCACCGCGTGCACGCTCCATCGCAGCACCCTTAGTGGCTGGATGCTTGAGACCCTCGTTCCACTCAGTGAACGACGGAATCTTGGTTTCAGGTGTGCCTGCCAGTTTCATCTTGCTGACAGATTCTTTGTAGTCGTCTTGCAATCGCTTATCGCGGTCAAGTGTCAACTGCTCGACCTTGCCGCGCATGTTAGATGCGTATGCTTGAGCGCGTTCTTGACCAATCTGCGCTTGGACGCGCTGGTTTTCCAAAGCGACTTTTGAAGTCTTGGACCAATCATCAATGAAGGGTTTGGCCTGCTCGTACGGCATATTGACAAGCTGCTGCTGCATCGGATTCAAAGGTGCACCGCTGGTCAGCATCTGCATTTTGAATCGCTCAAACGACGGCTTGTCTTTGACAGCCAACGATACTGTTTGAACAAGTTTTAATCCATTGTCGGCGTTTTTAATTTGCTCGCCCTGCATTTGAACTTGTTCTTTGTTGGCTGTGGCCAAGTGCTGCATTGCAGGCACAAGGTCTTTCATAGCAGCATCACCCTCAGCAATCATGCCTGCGTCGTACAAACCTCTTGCGTAATTGGCGCGCTGACCAAGCAGCGCATCCATCATTGCCATTGGGGTCTGGGCGGCCGGAGCAGCACTTGGAGATGTGTATGCTTGTGCTTGCTGATTGTGCAGTTGTTCTGCGTACTGGGTAGCTGCTTGAGGTGTATCAAACACTCCCAAATTTTTGCCAGTCTTGCGATAGTTTGCAATCGCTTCTTTGTCAGACATGATGCGGCCATCGTCCGATACCGTAGGAATCAGGACTTCTTTGCCGTCAACCCCGATCGACATGGACCGAACAGTGCTGATAGAGCCGTCTTTATTCTTTACAACCGGTCTGGTTGAAAGATCAATGTTGCCGGGTTGTACGAGGCCGGGAATGGCTGCAACAGGTGCTGCCATGGTTGTCGGAGCAGCACCGCCGCCCATAGCGCCCATAACAGCACTTGGAGCAGCAGGAGCGCCGCCACGGGTCTGTTCCCAAACTTGTTGCGCTTTGGCTTGACGAGCTTGCGCTTGTTGAGCGGCCGCCATCTCTTGTTGCAATTGTTGCGTTTGCGCCTGACGATACCCTGCAAGTTGCTGAGCCTCGACAATTTGTTGACGGGTCAGTTGCTGGGTAAGTTCGCCTTGCTGTTGGCCTTGAATCGCGCCAAAGATGTCGGCGTATCCTGGATTAGCCATAGTTGATCCTTAGCCGAACAGGCTGTAAAGGTTGGGTGCTGCCCCAGCGCCACCGCCGCCACCGCCGAACAGGTTGTATGCGCCAGTGCCAGCGCCTACCAAGCCCATCATTGGAGAACCGACAGGCTGTGACCCGCCCTGAAGAGCAGCCAAGTTCGAGAGTTGTTGTTGATACTGCTGGCCGCCGTAGCCAGCTAGTGCGGCAGCCATCGAGCCAGATCCGCCAAAGCCTTCGGCACGGCCTTTACGCTGAACGGCGCGCAGACCAGCCTGATAACCAGGCAATGACTCGACTTGCGACGGGTTTGCCATAAGTTGCTGCATCTGTTGAGCGTAGTTCTGCTGCTGAGCCTGACGTTGCGATTGGGCTTGGTATTGCTGCAAGCCGCCTGCAAGTTGGAGGCCGCCAAGACTTTGTCTCAGCCATGACGGCATACCGCCGCCACCAGCGCCTGCCGCACCGCCGCCACCAGCACCTAGATTACCAAATTGACGACGGAGCATTTCCTGAATGGAACTGCCACCACCAGCACCAAAGCCGCCAGTCAGTCCAGCACCTGCGCCTTCCATGCCTGCACCACCGAGGCCAGAACCAGCAGCGCTGCCGCCAAACAGATCGTAGCCGCCGCCATATCCGCCAGCAGTCAAACCCGCACCAAAGCCGTCCATGCCTGCGCCGCCTAGACCAGAGCCAGCAGTGCCAAAACTGATACCTCCGGCGCCGCCCATATCGGCCCCTGCGCCCAGAGCACCCATCGTGCCGCCGTAACCGCCCAGACCACCACCTAAAGCGCCCGAGAGAAAGTTGCCGCCCGTGGCCGCGCTACCCAAACCGCCGGCCAAAGCACCACCTGCCACACTGGCGGCAGTGCCTTCAAGGCCAAGCGCGGCGCCAAGAGGACCGCCGGCAAAAAACCCCAGTGCTGCTGGAAGCAGATTACCAAGACTAAAACCCATAATATTCTCCTATCGTCGGCACTTTCCGACATTCTACCGAACCCATAGGATTCGGCAACCTTTACTCAAGCAGCAAAATGTTGTTTGGTACATATTGAGTCATGAGCCAATTTGTACCATCTGACACCAAAGTACATTGGTCGCCAGCACTTGCCAACAAAATAGATGTTCCTGCCGAACCGCCCACAATTGGGACGACGTTGCTGGACGCAGAAACCACGGTCTGAGCCTGGTAGTTCTGGAAATGCAAAACTCGTCCCGAATAACTCGAGGCAGTCGGCAATGTCGCAGTACAAGTCGATCCTGACTTGTTGTTGATCAGCCAGAGGTCAGTAGCAGCAACTGTAAAGTCAGCCGTCTTGGTGACAGGTGCAGAAACCGCTTGTTTGTTGTTGAACGTGTTCCAGTCCGTGCTGCTCAGGTAACCGTTGGTGCTGGTTGTGGCCTGTGAGATGACCAGGTGGCTACCTGTTGTGCCCGAGCCAGACAACGGGGCATCAGCGGTAACGGCCGTTAGGTAGGACCCGGCAGGCTGTTTGTTGTTGAACGTGTTCCAGTCAGTCGAAGTAAGGTATCCGCTGACTGAAGTGGTTGCGGCAGCCATGCTGATGGCAGGCGTCGTGCCACCCGAAGACACCACCGGTGCTGTACCAGTCACCGAGGTGACCGTTCCAGATCCTTTATTGTTAAACGTGTTCCAGTCAGTCGATGTCAGATAGCCGTTAGTTGACGTGGTGGCTTGGGTAATGCTTAATGTTCCGGCAGAATAAGCCAGAGGCGCACTGATCGTGGCAGCAGCAAGAGCCGTACCGTTACCATACAACACACCAGTAATGCTAGTGGTCAACGTCAGCGAGGGGGTAGCGCCACCACTTGATGTGCCTGCAAACCCATTGCTTGATGCAACAGCAACTGATGTAACGTAAGTGCCAGCAGGCTGTTTACTGTTAAATGTAGACCAGTCAGTCGAGGTGAGGTATCCGTTTGCGCTGGCACTGGCAGCCGCCATGCTGATTGCGGGAGTTGCACCACCGGAGGAAACAACGGGCGCTGTACCAGTAACTGATGTGACCGTTCCTTGAGGGTTAGCCGCAGTCGTGATACTGGTAACACGTCCGTAGGTGTCAATTGTTATGACTGGCACTAGCGTTGATGAGCCAGTTGTTCCAGGCGTGGCAACACCACTTGCAAGATCAATAGCTGGAGTTGTGCCTCCTGAAGACGTAATGCGTCCAGAAGTCCCAGTGACAGAGGTCACATATGTGCCTGCTGGTTGTTTGCCGTTGAACGTGTTCCAGTCAGTTGAAGTCAGATAACCGTTGACCGATGCACTGGCCGCCGCCATAGAAATGGCCGGTGTTGTGCCGCCGGATGAAACGACTGGAGCCGTTCCTGTCACTGATGTGACGTATGTGCCAGCAGGCTGCTTACCGTTAAACGTGGTCCAGTCGGCTGCGCTTAACGCGCCGCGATTGGTCGCTGAGGCTGTAGGCACGTTCAACGTGATGACTGGTGTTGTCGTGCCATTCGCGACACTCGAACTGAGGTCTGTGCCGGTTGTACCCAATGTGAGCGCGGCCACCGAGGTGACTGTGCCAGAACCTTTACCGTTGAACGTGTTCCAGTCAGTCGAGGTCAAATAGCCGCTGACCGATGTGGTAGCTGCGGGCATGGAGATGTTGGGCGCCGTGCCGCCCGATGACGCAACCGGGGCTGTGGCAGTTACAGCAGTTATTGTTCCACTTGCAGGTGTCGACCATGTGGGAGATCCTGTGCCGCCAGACGTCAGCACTTGACCTGACGATCCTACAGGTGAGAACGCAACAGTCGAGCCTGTACCGTAGGCAATGCTGCCAGCAGTCGGCGTGCCAATGTTGTTCAGGATCGCATAGGTGGTCTGGTTCAAGTGGTAATACTGATTTGCCGTACCACCTTGCAACCCACCCAGCGAGTTGTGTTGGATCGCGCTGCCGCCACCGTTGGCGTTGATAAACTGCGCAAGGTCAAGAAACCACTTCAGCCAGATCGGATTGAACTGGCCTTTGCGCGTTGCTTCGTCAACAACAACCGGGTCCGCATACGTCGGTGGCGGCTGGAACTGGGTTGTCATAGTGTTCCAGGATCGATCGTCAGTTCAACTGCCTGAATGCGAAGTGGGGTGTTGGACTGATGGCGGAAATGATAAGCGCGTCGACGGAATGTGCCGCAGTCAGTAAGGCGGGGGCGAATCTTGCTCAGATCCACTTCGCGGAAGTTAGACCACGTCTGATAGTCGTCATCGCTCACACGAACCTGCAACACGCTGCCGTTGGTTTGGTCGGCAATGATGTCCATCGACTTGACAAACTTGCGAACCCGCGCGCCGCCGTCGTAGTTGGGCGTGTACAAGTCCATCGTAATCGCAGCACCCTCATCGGTCGTGTTTGTGATCTCCAACTGGTACATCTTGCCGTTGGTGGCGTGCTGAAAGATTGCCTGGTTGTCACCGGTGTAGCTGGCGCTAACGTAGGGCAAATAGTTGCCGTTGGCGTCAGTCCACTGATACCACTGCTGGCTGGTCAAGTCGTAGACCAGCGACAAGTTGCTGGCGGCCAGGGTGACGCAGTAATAGCGATGGCCGGCCACCCGTGCACACCATGAGTACACGGTCGTGTAGTCAGCCTGTTGCAAGAGACGCTCGATTGATGGGGTGGAGATCTGCTGAGACTTCACGTTGTCCATCAGATAGACGGCCGTGCCGCCATCACGGGCCTGAGAGACCCAGAACATCGTGCCCTCCATCTGCGCCACGCTGTTGGCATGACGGCAGCCAACGCTTACCTTGGCGCCTTGGACGGGTGACAACGGGCTTCCCGCAGCATTACCCGCGTCGTAGAACATTTCGATGCTGTACTTCTTCAATGCAAGCAGATACACGAGCTGCTTGGACAAATACACGCCTTTGTCGGCTTCGATCTGCGCCACGATGTTGCTGTCAAGTGGCCACGAATCTGGCTCGTTGGCATCCGAGGACCAGATTGTTGCCTCGGGGGTCATCACGTTGATGTACCCGTCAAGGTACGCAAGACCAGGCACACGTCTGAGCGGAAAACCGGTCTCAAAAGTCAATGACAGACCAGTCGTGGTTGCTGTGGCGTTGCCGTCAATGGTCACCTGGGTTGAGCTGTCAACCGTGAGAATCTTGGTCAGGGCTGGGATGCCCGTCGCTGTGACAAACATGCCTGCAAAAAGGCCGGTAGTGTTGGGCGAGATGCTTGTGATTACCGAAGAGCCGGTGGATATGTTGCCGGTCAACACAACAGACGCGGCTGCCGTGATTTGTTCGTTGTTGGTGATCGTGGCGTTGTGATCCAGGGTGATTTGAGTAGAGCTATCGATGGTCAGAATCTTTGTTGAAACAGGGACGCCTGTCCCGCTGACAACCATACCTACCGTCAAACCTGTCGTGTTTGGGGACACCGCTGTGACCACGGGTGACCCATTTGTCAAATTACCGGTGAAAATAATCTGAGCCAAAGACTTGACCTCGACAATGCCGTAAGTCACGTCGTAGGTGTACATCTTGACACCGTTCTGGAACACCAACTGGGGGTTGCCACCCAAGGTCGATGTGAACGCATAAATTGCGCTGCCGTCTACCGTGCCGCTCACGGCCACGTTGTTCTTGTACAGCGTGGTTCCAAAGATTGTGAAAAGATCGTCGTTCCAGTTGTATGAGCCAAGGCCGGCAGCCGCTGTGCCGCTATTTGAGTACAGGGCATACCCTGGCCGCTTGTAAACCTCAACATCACGCTCGCTGACCCTTTCCACGTAGCCATTGACAATCTTCGCGTCCCGAGAAGTGGTCTCGTCGCGGTTAGAAGGTTTGACAGCAAGCGGTAGACGCTGTGGTTCAGGCATGTGGACCCCGATCGAATCCGTGGGCGTTCATCCAAGCATACAGTGCAAGAAGAACAGCCCCACCAATCCATAGAACTTTTTTAACAACGCTCTTGCCGATGTCAGCGTAGATTGAATCAAGGAGTTGTTTCTTGATGATTTCAAGTTCTTGGTCGCTGAGGCGCTTTTGACCAATACCAGTTGTTTTTTCGTCGGACATACAGCATCCTCTTTAGCGAAATGACGAAGTCGCATATAACGCCCTCTGGTCCGGTGTAAACGATGTTGGCGCATCTTCGACATCCCAGTCTTCAAGCGCCTGACGATAGGCCGTGGCCCGTTTTTCACAGCGGTCCATGATGGCCTGGGGCTGGCCTGTAGCCAACTCGTCCGCAAGACCCCAGCGCAAGCCCATTGACCACTCCAGCGGGAACGCTGTCGTGTCGGTGAGGCTCACCATCTGGGTGATCTGGTTTTGAACCAGCAAGTGCACTGTGCCAAGAGCAGCGTTTGCGTCTGGGATGTTCCAGAAGAACAAGTTCAGACTCAGTTGCTGCTTGTTGACAAAGTACGAGTTAATTTGGCCGATCTGGTTGACCTGGGACAGACGGAAATAGTCATCCCAAGACAACACGACCAACGGGCGCCGGATGCCGGTGTTGTCGAGGTAATACGCCTCGATGACACGCAATGGCTTGGCCATGTCGACGCTGCCGCCAGGACCAATCGTGTAGTTGCCTTGGCCAGCGACCAAAGGCACACCTAAATCCTGGTTGAGCCACAGCTTCAGCCCTTGGGTTTGCCACAGGTTTGCGATGTCGTTCAGACGCATCAAACCATCGGCATATTGCTCACCGCTGGGCTCGTCGCCGTCTTGAATGAGACCGGCATCCTTGTACGCCATGCGGATGATCCGCTGCGCAGTGTAATAGGTTGACGGTCCAGCCATGTCAGACACCCATCAGGCAGTTCGTCGCAGTAGTTGCGGCAGTTGTACGGCAGCGCACGTAGCGCCAAGCACTACCGCCAGTATTTTCAACAATCGCACCGGTTCCTGCACTGGCAAGAGTGATTGTGCTAGTGGCCGTTGTGCCAGTAATCGGGCACCAGTTGGTGTTGTCCAAAGAGCCTTCGATCACTGCGGTGGCCGCAGCAGCCGAGGTCAACTGGAACACGCAGATGATCGAATCTTTGTAAATGCTGTTGCCGGTGGCGGGTGCAGTAATGCTGGTGTTGCCACTGCTGTCCATTGGCATGTTTCGGGGCGTCGATGCGCCAATCAGGGTGACTTCCATGATGATTCCTTATTGCTTGGTCATATCGAACACGAGGTGGAACGCACCGGAGCCGGTAGCGCTGATCCAGAGTTTCTGGCCCAGGCTTGAAGCCTGGAGACTGTCAAATGGGTAATAGTTCAACAGTCCCCGGCCCTCCAGAGGAAGGAACAACCCATCCTCTGACCAACCAACACGGATTTTCAACCCGCCCTCAATCGAGTAAAGAATTTGGTCGAGTTTGATCTGCTTGCATTCGTGTTGAAGAGCGGATGGATCAACGACCAAGGTTTGTTCGAGGTCGCCCTCGGCTTCACCATGGACGATCACGACCACGTTCTTCATTCCATCACGAGCAATCTTGATGTCCACGACCAACTTTCCTATTAACGAATTACTTCTTGAGCGACCAAAACGAAGTCAGTAGAAACTGTCTCAGTGGCAGCAGGAGTGATTTGCAAAATCGGGGTCAGCAATGCGTTGGTCAATGTTGTGCCAGTGCTGCCAATAGTTACGGCAGGGATACGGGCAATTAAGTTGTGAGATGCGTACACAAGCAAATCAGTGCCGTTGTAATTGAACGCGACTTCAATAAAAGTACCAGCGGTGGCAGTGATAACCGAAGACACCAAAGTTGTAGCAGTGCTACCAACGGTGGATACCAGGCTAACGACACCAGTGGTAGCGACGTTAAACAGCAAGCTGTCAGTAGTAGTGCCACCAGACTTGATCACGCCGAAATAGCCAGTAATGCCAGCACCAATTCCACTGTACGCAATGCGTTGAACGTACCAGAATTGTTGGCCAGCAACAAATTGGAAAGCCGCAGCAGTACGGTATTCGCTAGTGGCAGTTGTAGCACCGCCGGGAGTAAGCAGACCAATGCCACCTACACCGTTGGTGAGACCAAAAGTAGAACCAGATCCGGTAACTGTACGAGAAGCAGCGTTGCCTAAGTCAGTGTAATCGTTGACGTAACTGAAAAGATCAAAACCGGCATTTGCACTGGTGTGAAATGGGTCGGGCAGTGGGTAGTTACCCAAAGGCTGCGTGGTGGGGACGGTAGAAATACCGTAGGTGAGGTTGGTAGGATAGCCCATGAGTAATCTCCTTTAGTCATGGCAAGTTGTGGCGAGAGTGCCTGATGTGATTGTAGAGGGTTTCCGGCTTTGTGCAAGCAGAAACAAAAAAGCCCGGCGAACCGGGCTTTTCTGAGTCGATCTGACCAGGGTATTAAGGTCCGTTGGAACCGAAGATACCGCGTGGATCAGATGCGCCCACGGAGAAGCGCATGTAGGTGGCGGCTTTGGCGTTTTTAGTGTCAAAGTCGTTGTCCTGATCGAACATGGGGCGGTCACGCCAGAACATCTGCATACCGTTCGGGCAGTTGGTTCGGATGAACCAAGCGTGCGGGGCGGTGAAGTAGTGGTTCAGCTTGATGCCTTTAGGGAACGCATTCACGGCCTTCAACACGTTGATGTTGTTGTTGGCAGTGTTCGATTGCAGCACCGATTTCAAAATGCGGTTGGCATTGTAGTATTCCTGGCGAGGAATGTGCAATGACTCAGGCATGATGTTGATCAGCAAGCCACGATCGTTCTGAGTGCCCATGATCTGGATAGTCAAGTCTTCCAGAGCAGCTTCTGACAAGTCAGCAGCAGGACTCAAAGCGTTCGAGTACGTACCACCGGTTGCGTTGACGTGCTGGGTCGAAACCAAAGCAGCGTTGTCGGCAGTCGTGTAGTAAGTGGTGCTAAACGCGTTGTTGTACAAGAAAGCAGCCACGTTTTCGATCGTTTGATTGATCGAGAAAGCGTTTGCCTTTGCACGACGCATAGACACTTCTTCGTACAGGTTGTCGCGGAGTTCTTCGTAAGTAACGATGTAACCCAGCGAGTAAGCCACGTGGGTGTAAGTCGTCACAATACCTTGGATTTCCGAGTCGTACTGTGTGGGAGCGCCTTGGGCTTTTACTGGAGCCAAGCCGAAGCCGGTAACTTCCACATCTTGCTCATACGCCTTGTCGGAGTCGAGTTCGTTGTAGAGATCGCCGTATTCTTTAGCGTGCTCGTTGTAAATTTGACCCCAAATGGCATGTATGCCAGGCCAAAGTAGCTTCGGGTGGGAACCTGTGTTAATAACGCCAGCCATGGTTCTCTCCTTTCTTTATTAAACGCCTGCGGTACCGGTACCGGTGCCGTAGAAGTGGTTGTTGATCTTGACCAAGAACTTAGCGTACTGGCCGAAGGCGTTGTCGGAGGTGCGAACCAGACCCATCAGTTTGCACTGATAAGTTGCAGTCACGCCGTGGCTACCGTTGTCGATACCCCAACCGGAAATGAAACCGTTGCCGGTGCCAGATTTCAAGTTGATGTTTTCGCCAATGTTGGTGGCGGCCAACTGAGTGCTTGTACCGATGTCCTGAGCTTCAAAGATGATGTTTGGATCATCTGCGACCATGACATACCATGGGTTGGTAGCACCATCGCCACCAGCAGGGAAGTAAGTGATGTTCAGGTTGTTGGGGTTGGCGATCAGACTCTCATAACGTCCAACACCGACCACAGCACCAACGATGGGGTTAGCATCGCCAGCAGTTGCCAAAACAACACCAGGGACACCGTTTGTGTCAGCAGTGCCAGACAAATAGACTGGATCGCCGATGTACAAAGCAGTACCGTAGTTATATGCGACTGAATACAGTCGCGCTTGCCCGTTCCAAGGGGCGCCGTTGAGGTACTGTACGGGCGACAGACCAGACGGTTTATTAGCGTTAGCCATTAGATTCTCCTAAACAGAGATGAACAGTCCCAGTTGACTTAACGTCGCTTGGGGGTGAAGAGATTTGCCACGCTCTTCCGATTGGCGTCAGGGATATACCGGTTTTCAGACCCGTTAGGGTTTCCACCAGTATCACCGCCACCACGGATCGTGGACGCAATTTGCTCATTTTTTGCCTCGAGGTCTCGCTGATCATCCTCCCAATACTCGATTGGAAGTTTCATCAGATAGAGCCTTTGCTCTTTGCCGTCTTCGCCAGTATCGCTGCCTGCAACGAGGCTGACTCGACTGCCCATGTCTGTGTTCCCGTTTGTCGAAGCGTCGTCGGCTAGGCCGGAGTTGACTACATCCACTTCGTCGGTGTCGACAAAAGTGTAGCCTGCTTTCATCGCTTGCGCAATACGGGAGGGGCTCCCCATCATCCAGTGCAGGTGGAATCCAGGAATTTCAGGAACCGACAGCTTCAGTTGTGCCGTCGACATTGGCACGCGTTTGCGATCGGTTGCAGATTTCTCAAAAGTGTTTGCCGGGTTTTGGGCCGACTCGTGATTACGGACTTTCATGGTTGTCCCTTTCATTGGAAGTACAGATTGGTGTAGTAGCTGCGCCATGCAGCCATGTCCTTGAATGCCCGGCCTTCGCCGACCAGTTTCCTGCCCTGATTCTCGCAAGCGGCCTTGGCATCAGCAGGCAGATCCGCAAAGGATTTGCCACCGGCTGTGCCACCACCGCCGCCAGTGCCGGTTGGACGGGCGCCACCGACTTTGTCGGCAGCCGGCCGCGTGCGGCCTTCCATCTCGGCCATGACACGGTCAAAAAATGCCCGTTGCGTCAGGTTGTCATTCTCAGGATCAGCACGCAGGATCTGGGCAATGCCCATCGCCTTTTGTGTTTTACGCGTATCTGTACCAAACCAAGGGTTCTCATCCATCCAGGCTTGGAACTCAGGGTGAACCTGTTGCTGCTGCTGTTGAGTTGGTGCTGGCGCGGGTTTGTCGATCTCGACCTGGCGAGTCTTCAGTTCCTGAAGCTCCTCTTGCAGGGCAATTTCGCGATCCACGTCGCCATCACGCTTGGCTTCCTTGAGCTCAGCCATGACTTCAGCGCGAGCTTTGGCCACGGCAGCTTTGGTTGCGTCAGCGTGAACTTTTTGCAGTTCGGTGATGGACTCTTGGGAGGCGCTGAACAGACTTTTCATCTTGTTCAACTCTTCGGACTGCTGTTTGACCAGCGATTCAAGGCGCTCGTTGTTCTTGCGCAGAATTGGCATCACGGTGTGGCCACGTTCTACTAAAGTCTCGGCATCGACCCAACGATTTGGGTCGCCTTTGAAGTCTTCGGCTGGGACCCAGCCCAAAGTACGTGCTTCCTGTTCAATAGGATGCGCTGTTTGTTCGCCGTCCATTTCAAGCCTCCTTAGTGATTGCGCAGAAGATGTCCCGGTCATTGACCAGGCGGTATCGCTTGCCGTCAGCAGGTCCAGTGGACATGTAGCCGGACATTTTGGCGATCAACACTTTGTCACCTGGCTTTGCGCGCGCGGGTTCGTCGGGCCAGCAGGCAGGGCCTACCTCCACAACAATCGCACGTTGCTCGACCATCAGGGTGCGGTCTTGGACAAAGTCGGGGATCTCGATCAACGAGTCTTTTTTCTCCGGCTCATAGTGCATGACCAGCACTGCGCGGCCCAAAGGGGCCAAACCACTATTGTTTTCCATCATCTAACTCACTTTCAAGTTGCTCATACTCAAGTTCGAGAACTCTCTCGAACGCCTCACAGTTCCCGATTGCTTTCGCATTCGAGATCGCTGTTCCAAACTGGGACTGGTCCGTAAAGGTTCCAGCGGCCCATTGACTCTTCAAACTTTCCTGCCAATTGCGCAGAATTTTTTGCAACGCCTCACTGCACGGGTGCTGCTTCCATTCCTGCCATTCCTGCTCGGTTGGTAGTTTCATTACTTGGCTCCATTGACTTCATCATTAACTCGATGCCGCCCCGTAAGGACTCATCGTGCGTTTTCAGAGCACCAATGGCGGCCTCAAAGGCTGCAATTTCGTGCCCTGTCTGGACGCCGCCTGCATCCGCGATCAGTTTGGCAGCCTGGGCTTCCAACTGAAGTATCTTTGCGGAGTTGAGACGACGTTGCTCCATCAGGTTGGCAGCAAACTTTTGCATATCGGCCTGCACGCCCATCTGCTTGGTCTGCGCTTTCATTTCTTCGATGACAACCTTCGGATTCTTTGGTGGCGGCAGCTTCTCGGGGCCTGGATACATGCTCTCCCAGGCATCGATGTGCAATGCGCGCAAATAATTTCTCTCCACCTCGGGTATGTTGTAGCCCGGAGTGGACATGGCGGCCTGTTTGAGGGCCATGGCCTGCTGCATGCGCTGCTGCTCGGACGTGATACTGGGGTCGGCCACCGGCGAGATGCGGTTTGGGTCGCCCAAGTAGTCTTCGCGCAGCACTTTGGACTCGCCTTCGCCAAAACTGGTCACCATAGGCAAGAAAGTGCGGTTGAGCATGTACAACTTCTTGAATTCTTCCTTCATCGAGCGCCACACACGCTTGTAAATCGCGTTGTAAATCTTCATGCCCTGCTCGATCATGGCATTGGTGGTCGTCGCGGGGGTGTTTTGACCCGGATTCTCGCCTGCCAAAGTGTCGGTAGAGCCCGAAATGCGCTGTGTGTAGTTGATGAGCAGACCCAAGAGCTGGAAAAGCACTTGTGAAGGCTCGCGCACGGGCAACGGGTAAATCGATTTCTTCAAATCGTCGCCCGTAGAGTCCACGCGCTTCCATTCCAGGGGCGCAAACGTGTACTGACCGCCGCGAATCTTGGCGCCACGGCCCAAGAAGCCGCCGGCCGAGTTGCTCATCGTGCCAGCATCGATCAACTGGTTCAAAATCGAGTTCACAGACTCGTTCAGTGGGCCCAGCAGCACGCCAAAACCCAGGTCATACACGCCGCCATCAGGACTAGGTATAAACCCGTACTTGGTGAAGTACTCGGAAGGCTTGATTGTGATGATTTCGCCTTTCAGGTTCTTGACCACATCGTCCATCGAGTCGATGCGCGAGACCAAACGCAGCACAGTCTTTGAGTTCGCCTCGATCGTGCAAATGTAGGGCTCTTCGTAGCCGTCCTTGTCCAAGTCCAGCATCAAGTGCTGCTCGAGCATGGTGTACGGGGTGCTGCTGTCGCTCTGAGGAGGGTTCTCGCCGTTGCGTTGATCTTTGCGGTAAGTGCCCGTGTCGCTCACCGGCACGGCGTCCGCGTTGTACCAGTTCTCCTCGCGCACGTCCCGGTACACGCCGGTCATGATGTTCTCGTGCAGCTCGTTGCGGTACATCGGGATGATGTGGGTCTTACGTGCACAATCTTCCACACTCTTGGCGTAGTAGTCGAGGACAAAGTCCTGCGCCAGCACCAGGTCGGAAACGTTGTAGCCTTTACGACCAGAGTGATAGGACTTCTTAAAGGCACAGCCCACGATCGGAATGTTGATGAGCAAGCGGTCGTGCTGCTCTTCCCATGACTGGTTCTCTTCCAAGAGCTGGTAGCTCATGTGCTGGCCAACGCGCAGCGCACGGGCCTTTTCTTTGCCCTCGGGATCGTCGCCGTTGACGCGGTACTTGACGATCTCGGGGCCGTTCAAGATGGTGGGGTATGCACGCGAGTGAAACTGCATCGTGGCAATGGTGATCAGCGGGAACGCGACGTTCGAGCAGCCAGGCCAAGGGAAGTTCTTTTCCTTTTGCATCTGCATGGCCAAGTCCATGGCCGCCTGCGTGCGCTTTTCCCACTTCATGCGGGACTGCTTGTCACGGCTGTAGCCCTCCCAGACGTGGTTGCCCAGGGCTTTCAACTCATCGTCGTCAAAACGATCAGTCAGGTTAGGCGAGTCGATCGTCTTTTTGTCGATCTTAAGCGTGCTTGTGAATTCCATCATGATCAATATCCTGTAACAGACGATCTACCGATTGTATTGCGTGGATCGCGCGAGCGCATCTCCCACTCGTCCTCCTCGATGAAGTCATCCTCCTCCATCTCGGCCATTGTTTCAAACCCCTTGACCAACAGAGCCGTGGAGTCGAACTGGTCATCGGCCACCGCGTCGCTGAACCCGGTGAACCGCAAGAGCTCGTTCTCGTAGGCCGGATACCAGGACGCCTCTTTGTCGAACTTCATGCCGCCTGCGCGCATGTGTTTCTGCAACGGCCGGCCCCGCGTGGCCTTGTCGCGCGTGGGGTTGATCGCCTGGCAGTTGAGCCAGCGGTCGCGAATCTGCATCTCTTTGTACAGCGTGGGCGCCACGCTTTTCCAAATCACCCCGTCCTCGACGAAGAACACAGCAGGCTTGTGGCGCTGCTGGATCTCGAACATGACGTTCATCCACTCCAAAGTGTCCCAGCGGCCGCAGCGCTCATCGATGATGTGGATGAAGTTCTCCACACACTTGCCGCCAATGGTGAAGGACGACTTGTTCGCCTTGTCCTTCTTACTCACGGCAAAGTCACAGCCCACGGCGATGATCTTCTCGGCGTCGCGGTCAGCGTCGTCCATCGGCAAAAAGTCATCCGAGCGCAGGTAAGCCTCGGAGTTGTCCATGGGGTCGTTCAGGTACTCTTGCGAGTAGCCGCCGGCGTCGCCCTGCTCGATGTAGTCTTGGCGGATCTCGCGCAGGCGCTCCTCGGGGAACTGCTCGGGCCACAGGATGTCGCTGAAGTCATCGAACCCGGCGTGCGCCTTGTACAGCTTACTCACCCAGGTCTTGGCCTTCATCAGCTTAGCGAGCAGCGAGTCCTCGTGCAGTATCGTGCCGTGCACCCGGACCGTGCCGCCACGGCGGCGCGTGGGCAGCACCGCGCGCAGGAACCAGCGCTGAAACTTGTCGCGGCTGTCCTTGTTCTCGATCTGCGCGTCGTCTTCAAGATCGTCGCACACGATCAGCCCTGGCCGTTTCCCGTTCCACTTGAGTCCGCGCATCTTCTGCCCGGAGCCCTTGGCGATCACGCGGCACTGGTGGCCGTCTTGAAACTCGACAATGATGTCGGTCTTCATGTCGACCAGGAACCCTTTGATCTTGAACTGGCTGATCAGGTCCTCGTTCTCGCGCAGCTCCTTGGCGATGTCGGCCAAGTGGGCCATGGCCAGGTCCTCGGTGTTGGAGATCAGCACGATGAAGTCCTGCTCGCGAAACAGGGTGACGGCCAGCACGTAGTCGTGGGTGAGCGCGGTGCTCTTGGCGTGCGAGCGGGGAGCTGCAACAGCGGCAAGCTCAGCGCCTGAGCAGTACATCGCCCAGCACTCGCGGTGCAGGTCGGGCGTGGGCTGGGGGTTGTCGTACAGCGGCGAGAGGAACGTGCCAGCGAACGCCTCGATCAACTCGGACGTGAGCGTTACGCGCTGCACTTGTGACATCAGGCCGCCTTCTTGAGCATCGGAAACCCTTTGCCCTCGCTGGGCGCCGGCTCTCCCTTGAGCAACCAGTTGAGCGCGTCGCGCGCGCCCTGGGCGTACAGATTAGAGTGGTAGCCCTCGACCTGCGAGAGCTTGTCCATCTCGTCGTCGATGGTGCGCACGGGGATCTCGAGGCAGATCACAGTGGGTTACTCACGATGGGCACGTAAGTCTGGATCACAGGGTTGTTGCCCTGGGACGTCGTACCGGTGCAGGTCAAGAGGTATATCGTGCCCTCCACGCCGCCGGTGATCTTCTGGTACGCGGTGGGCGTGGTGGCCGTAGCGCTACCCGAGAGCACAGCGGACGGGTTGGCGTCGTTGCCGCTCCACACGGTGCAAGTGACAAAGGCCGAGGTCAGAGTCTCGTTCACCGCCATCTGCGAGAGGAAGTTGAACTGCTGGACCCGGGTCTCGCCGACGGTCTTGGGCGTGGAGATGACCATGCTCATCGTGATCTCCCCGCTGGCTTGCGAACAGGCTTAGCTGGAATCTTCGCGCCGCTCTTGCGAGCGGAACTCAGGGACGCAGCGACTGCTTGCTTTTGCGGATACCCATGCTTCATCATCTCGGAGATGTTCTTGGAGATGGTCTCTTTAGATTTCCCCTTCTTGAGCGGCATCTCAGGCTCCCAAGGCTGCATCGAACTCGTCGAGCGATGCAATGTTCGCAACCAGGAAATTCTCAAACGAAAGCTGCGACTGGTGTGGTGCAACGGCAGCCATGGACCTGATCCACGCGAGCACTGTCTGGGCCGAGTCACTCAGAGGCTTGACCACGGGAGCAGGTTCAGCAGGAGCAGGTTCAGCTACTACCTCAACAACAGGAGCAGGCTCAGCAGCATCAACGGTAACGACAGGAGCGTCAACAGCAGCAGGAGCAGCATCGACGGGTGTATCAACAATCACTTCTTCAGTCATGATCAAGCTCCAGCCATACGGGCACGTTGACGAACAGGCTCGGCTTCAGTGGGTTCAAACTGTTCCTTCATGGGATTGACACCCATCAAGTTGCGATCTTTGAACTGCATCGGCGCCTTGGGTGTGTGGGCGAACTTAGTCCCCACGGGAACCATTGATTTCTTTTGCGTGTGCTTCATAAACTTCTCCTTGAGAGGTTGTTCGTGGTCGTAGCGCCACGAGTCGCTTGGCCAGATTATCTAGGTGATTGCTCTCGATGACAACTGTAGCCGCTTTTACCTGGCCCATGCCCATCGCTTTACTGGTCAACTCCAGCGCTCTCAGGGCCAAAGTGTCCGATACCTGATCCGCATTTTTACTCAGCTTCTCGTGAATCACATCGAGCGATCGATTGACGACTGCTTGCAGCCGCTCTTCCGTTGAAGCAATGATGATGGGATTGATGACCTCGTCACGCCTCTTCTCCAGGTGGCGCTTAAAGGCCACGCTGTTGATGATCATGTTGGTCCAGCTCGCGCTGACTCCGTACTGCTCACCGAGTTCAGCCATGGTGATGTCGGGTCTGGCAAGGACAGTGTCAGCCATCGCCCGATGGACGTTGGTGAGAACCTTGGGACCCTTGGGAGGGACTGGCGCAATCTGCCTGAGCGGCATCTCGAGATCCAGGTCCGGTACGAGTGGTGTTGGCCGATTGGTGTTCGGCGTGGCCAAAAAGTCCGGTAGGTCCGTGGTCGACTGATTAACTTGGGTGTCTTCCATGTGGCGCAGTATACGGTGTGTCAATGTGACTGGCAAGCAGTAAGGGAATTGGGGGGTAGGGGGTTCTGTGATCACGGTCTAAATTTTTCAAAAAAATGCGCGGATGCCATATGAATATTTTTGGATAGGAAAAATTTTCCCCCCGGCCCCGGGAAAACCGGCCCCGGCGCGGCCAGGTCCCCGGTCAATCAGTCACACCGGCCACCGGGATCCCCTGGCCACACCGGACCCCGGCCAGGTCCCCAGGCTTTGGGATCAATGTGGCACGGATCAACCCGGGCCCGTGTGGCCAGGTATCCCGGCGCCGGTGTGACACGGTGCAGGCATGGGCCTGGGATCCGGTGTGGCCATGGATACCGGCGCCGGCATTGTATGGATACGGCATGGCCAGGCCATGGGGATCCGGCTGCAGGGAATCACACGTATCCCGGACCCCGGTCGACTTAACATAATATCGACTTAACATAATATGTTGCAGGCCTTGATCACGTAACCCGGTTGACTTGGCCACATTGCAGGCAATCAACCCGAAGTGACACAATGGCCACTACTGTGACAAATGGTTCTAAGGTGACAGAGCTCTACATAGGCGTTTTGACATCTTATTATTATTAGTGCATAATCACTTCTGTAATTTTCATTTACTTAGTCCCCAGTCACCTAGGCCATTTGTCACAGGATCACACCATGAAATCACTCGATAGCGCCACTGCAGCCCGTGCAGCTCAATTTTTCCACTACGATCAAAGCGCCGGAAAATTTTATTTAACGGCCAGGGATAACACCGGTCAACAATTCATCACAGGAACCGAAGCCGGGTTAGTCACCCCTGTGGGTGTTCGGCTTACATTTGAACGTCAATACATCGCAGCGCATCACTTGGCCTGGTTCCTGGTGCACGGTGCATGGCCGACTCATAAAGTCAGTCACTTGAATGGCGACAAAACCGATAACCGGCCGGCTAACCTGGCCAGCCCGTTAAGCCTGCAGGACCATGCTCAGGCCAGGACTACAGTCAAAGCCCGTAGCGCTGCAGTGGCCGTGAATTTTCTCGAGTCCATAGGGGTGACACAGGAACAATTGCAGGACCATGCTCTGCAGGTTATCCGCGATAACCAGGGTGAAGCCCGGTACATCGATGCACTGTTAGTGTATGGCCGTATAGATAAGGACACTCACCGGACCATGCTCGAGAATGTCAAAGCGAACAAGCGGAAACAGGTAACCCAGCGGGTTAGGGTAAACACCTAGAAAATAATTGTTGACGTGATAACCCAGCGGGTTACAATGCATGCACGGTCAACGATTCGACCGGTAACAGTAAGAGGTAACCCAATGACTAAATCCGAAATTCGCGAAGTGCAAAAAATTAAACAGTATCACGCTGCAGGCCTGGGCATTGACTTTGTCGCACGTGCTCTCTCATCCCTGATTCGCTCTGCCCGTAATAACCGAAGCAAGATCGAATTGTCCCGGATCGCTGCAGATCTCGAGTGCCAGCGTCACCCTGAATTCATTTGCTAAGTCAACCCGGCCAGGGGATCCCCTGGCCACACCGTAACCCCGTAAAAGTAAGAGGTAAACCAATGAAACACAATCAACACAAATTAACCTACATCGACCTCCACCCTGCACCGGTCGACCGGGATCCTCCGGCCTGGGCAATCTGGCTCGGTGCAGCGCTTACCCTGGCCGGGGTTTACCTGGTGATCATCCTCTCGAGCCTGTGGGGTGCAGCATGAGCAAAACCAAAATCCTGGGATACATCGCGTATGAGGGTCCATCGATGATCGATGGATCCCCGATTGTGGTTATCGTCAACAAAATCGACGCGGCCAGCAAAAACGACAAAACCGGCGCCCTGGTGCAGTCGTTCATCATCCGGTCCGATATCGCCCCCATGGCTGCACTACAAACCGGCGCGGATGTATCGGTGTGCGGCCAGTGCATCCACCGGCCGATCCTGGCCAAGGATACCGGGAAACCTCCGTGCTATGTGCAGGTCGGAAAATCGGTGCAGTCGGTTTATTACGCGTACAAGCGCGGCAGATACGTTAAGGCCACACCGGCCACAATCGCGCGGGTTATCGCGGGTAAGCGCTTAAGAATCGGCACCTATGGGGATCCCTGGGCTGCACCGGTGGCCACCTGGCAGGACCTGGTGCAGTTCGTCGCTGGGCATGCCGGGTATTCGCACCAGTGGCAGGATACCCGATTCGATCACCAGGCCTGGGCCCCGTTAGTTATGGCCAGCGCGGATGATATCGACGAAGCTGCCCAGGCTAACCTATACGGCATGCGAGTATTCAGGGTATCGGTCGGGGTCGATCGTCAACCTGGGGAGGTTACCTGCCCGGCCAGCGCGGAGGGAGGTCGGAAAACCACATGCGCCGATTGCTTATTGTGTGGTGGCACGTCAAAAGTGGCCAGGGATATCGTGATCGCGGACCATGCGGCCGGCCATGCGCGCCGGGTCATTTCAATTCAACCGGTAAGGGGATAAACCATGCGACAAACCAAAGCCCAGCGCCAGGCCCAGTGGCTCACTGAATTCACGGATCAAGTAGTGAGCCGGGTACCGGCTCACAGTGGCCGGATCGAATGGCCTGCAGCCCTGCACTACTATTTCACCGGGTTGACCCCGGCGGAGGGTGCAGCGCGATACCTGGCCTATAAACCCAATGGTCCGGAGGTCACACAATGACAATCAAAACCATGGTGGCCAGGTATCCCGGCCGGTGCAGTCAATCAGGTGCACGGATCAACCCCGGCGACACGATACTTTATGACACGGCCACGAAGCGGGCCAGGCTGCAGCCCGATTCGGATCGAATCACGTTTATCGGCGAGCACGGGCCCAGCACGTTCTATCGTAACCGGTCCGGCCGGTGCATCGATGCCCCATGCTGTGGCTGTTGCACCATTTGAGCCCCACGCGCGCCCACGCGCGCATTGTGTAACCCATGGGCGCCCGTACGCGCCCGACGCGTGCCCACGCGCGAGAGGATCCCCATGCACCCAGTTTTCCAGCAGGCCCTACGGCCATTTTCACCACCACCACGCGCCCACGCGCATAAGGACTTAACCATGCCACTGACAACAGACGAACAAGAGCGCCACGCCTACGCGCGAGGCGATACGCGAGAGGCCGAGCTACTGGCCAGGATCGACGCCCTGCAGCGCGCCCTAGGCCAGGCCATCGCGGACCTGGACGAGGCGAACCGATCGATCGACGAACTCGAAGAGGTGCTCAATGCAACACACTGAATCCGAGTACATCAACGCCGGCGCCGCCTATGAGCGCGCCGCCACGCCTGACGCCGCACGCGCCCACGCGCAGGGCATCCGCACTATGCTGGAGGCCGAGCGGCCGGAGGATCAGACCTACGCGCGTCAGATGATCGAGCACGGCCGGGCCGAGGTCCGAGGGGCGCCCCTACGCGCGAGGGCTAAACAATGAGCCCGTACGCGCCTACGCGCCCCATGCTGCCCCGTATGCCTGCCCGGTTCGCCCGGTGGCTCACGCCTGGGGAGAATCCCTTCACGGCCGACGCTGAGCACCTGCACACGTTCGCCCAGCTTGTTCGACTCGCTGAGGTTGACCTATGAGCAAGCTGCCAGACTGGATGACCCCCACGCCTACGCGCGCCCCACGCGCGAGACCCCGGCCCACGCGGGTAACACCTGCGCCCACGCCTACGCGCGAGCTAGACCTGCCCAACATCTTTCAACTGCGTGTGATGACGATACGCAAGCGACTGGACCTCAGCGCCGCCGCCATGGCCAGATACCTGGGCGTGCCGGTGTACACCTACAGGAAGTGGGAAGACGGTACGCGCGACCCCAGCGCGTCGGTGGTACGCCTGCTGGAGGTGCTGCGCCTGATCGACGACCACGCGCCCAAGCTACACAATCAACTGATTCAAGAGGCTAAAAAATGAACGAGATACTTTTGCAAATATTCGGCGGACTCATCGGGATCCTGCTCGGTGTGATTATTGTTCTTTGGAGAGACCGATGATCGACTTTGACGATGACCCCGAGGCCGAGGACCTACGCGCGCAAGATCGCTTTGAGGCCAGACGCGCGCTCGCTTTGAGATATAACCCCGACTGCCGGGACCCCGACCACCCTGGATGTGAACACTGTGAAGGAGAAGATGATGAATGAAAATGAAAGAATGATGGACCTTGCCTTGGCTGAGGCTGAAGCAGAGAATCGCCTGCTACGCGCGCGCAACGAGCGCCTGGAGAAGGTGGCCGACGCCGCACGCGCCATGATTAGCGCGCTCACGAGCATAGGCGACTATGAGCAGTGGGACAAGGCGCTCACGCGCCTGGAGAAGACACTGGAGGGCGCGTAATGAACAAGGACCAATGGCCAGAAAATGGGTGGCCGTTCCCGCCCTACCCACTGAGGAGTGAAGCATGAAACGTGAAATCATGGAGATGGCGCGGGAGGCTGGAATGAATGTAGTTGACGATAAATACAGCCTGCTCCCATTTCTTGAAGCCTTTGCCGCGTTGGTGCGTGAAGACGAGCGTGAGGCGTGTGCCAAGGTGTTTGAAGACCGAGATAACGGCATAGGTTTCTACGAACCTCACGAACCGGCTGAAATCATACGAGCAAGGGGACAAGCATGACAAGCTATTGCGTGTACTGCAAACGCCCTGTTTTTACCATATTGACCAAATGTAGGAGTTGCGGAAAATGACTAAAGACGAAACATTACGCCTTGCATTGGAGGCGCTAAAAACAATTGATGAGGCAATGCCATTCCCTGTGGCTAAGTTGGCTCAATCCGCCATCAAAGAAGCCTTGGCACAGCCAGAGCAAGAGCCAATCGGATACCTTTGTGAAAATGCAACAGGTCACCGATATTTCAGATGGAAAAAGCCACCTAGTGTGTATAACCCCATCGCGCTCTACGCGAAGCCGTAAAAAAGGGACCCTGTGGTCCCTTTTTTCATTCTGCCCCGGGTACGCGCTTACGCGCGTGAGGGGCGGCCTTGTAAATCTCGTCCAGTTGCCGCTGCTTGGCCTCCAGCACTGCCTTGCGATGACCCTTGAACAACTCCATCAACTGAGGATTGATCCCCCACTGCGCGATGTGCTGGTGCTCTTTCGTCCCGTCGTCCATACGCGCGACCCAGGTGCTTTGCTCCAGCAGCGTCATGGCATTGATGACCATCTGATCGGCCTGCCACGGGCTCACGTGCTCCACCTGACGCCTGGCTGAGCGCTTGATCTCGGACATGGTCAGCGTGGCCTTGTCGGCGTGCTGGATCACGTAGTCCGCGACCCACGCGTCAAACGAGTTAACGCCGCCCACCTCGCCCAGCGAATACCTGAACGCGGGGATCACGTACTCTTTGACAATACGGATCACGCGCTCCACAACATCGGGCTGCACCAGCAGATCAAACGGCCGCTCCATGAGGTGCATCACCAGGATCAGGCGCCCGGTCGTGCCCTCGAGCTTACCAAACGCGGTCATGAACGCCTCGGGGCTGCTCAGGGTGCGCTCATCTCGCTTGGCTGCCTCGTACCAGCGTTGGAACTCGCGAAACACAGCATGAGCCTCGGTCGAGAGTTTGTAGGTCTGCGCTGGCAGTGCGTACACCAGGCGCAGCATCTGCTCCCACTGTGCCTTGTTGGTCATGAACTCGGGGATCGGCTCACCCAGGCGCGTTTTGTCGCCGCGCAGGATCGCAGGGATGAACCGCTGGAGCAGGCCATCGGCCGTGAGCGAGCTTAGGTTGTCTTTGTACACCCGGGGCTGGATGTTGCCGTAGATGCTGATGGCCAGGTTCTCGCAGTGGATCGAGCCACTGCCCACCCGGTCCATGTCATAGGTCTCTGACTCGTAGGACACCACCCAGGTTGATCGGTCCTCGCCGCTGGTCTTGTCGGTGAGCTTCTTGACCCAGGAGTTCATCTCATCGAGGTAACACAGCAGGCCCCGTGGCCGCTCGGAAGCATGGCGCACGAGCTTCTGTGATGTGATGTCCGAGACCGTGATCTTCAGGGGCGCAGGCTTCTCGGGCAGATCGTGCACCAC